CCAGCGGCAACGCGGGGACTGGCGGTAGGCGGGATCAACGGAGTGAAAGAAGTCAACCAGTTCATCAGCCGTGAAAGCTGTGGCGCCGGCAGTTGTTTTGCCCATACTGGAGGCGGTTACGATGCCGCTCGGCTGGCCGGTGCCGGTGCCGGTAGTTAGAACCTCGTTAGCGGTGCGGCCAAGGCGCTCACCGAAAAGCTCAGTCATCAGCGCTTCAATGTTGAAAGCTGAATCCTGCAGCAGCTCAAGGGGCACTTTCACCATGCCTGTGTCGTAGATGAAAGCGTTGAACATTTTCTCACCGAACACAACGTCATCGGTGCCGTCGTCATTTACCGCTGCGTTTTCACCTTTGGAACGTCCACGGCTGGCTGTGTCATCAACGGTTGGATATGGCAGAGGGTTGCCGGTGGCGGTGTTCAGCTCCTGCACAATGCCGCCGTCCCACATCGGACCCCACATTGCCAGCGCTTTGTCGATGGTGCCGGCAAAGCCTTCGGGGACGGTGTAGCCACCAGCGGAATCGGTGCCGGTTGCTTGTGCACGGGCTTCCTGCGGTAAGTTGGCACGGCCAAGTACAAGCACGTTGCGTTCTTCACTTTCCAGGCTTGCAACGCCAAAACGCAATTGCTTACGGAAAACTTCCTTGTACTCCGGGGTTTTCTCGTGATCATCAGCGGCTGCTCGCTGCTGTTGATGGTCAGGGGCGGGGCGGCGAGGATCACCAGCATTGGCGCGATTCTCGGCAGCGGCCAGCTTTTCTTCGCGATCTGCTTGCCCGCCGATTTTGTCGTGGTCGGCCATGATGGCATCAAAGCGAACCTCAATTTCTTTCGCTTCCGCTTCGGTGGTTTTGTCGGTGATCTTGTCAAACTCAGCGCGGGCATCGGTGGCCAGTTTAGCCATGCGTTCCCGCAACTCGATTAGCTTAGACATATTAATTTCCTGTCGTCTTATTGCCTTGCCCAAGGGCAAAGATAGGCACCAGAAGCGGGAACCGCTACTTGGCTTCTGACTCAGCGAGAGTCAAATTCATACCGCGCTTAATGTTTTGAGCGACGTGAGATGCGGAGGATTTCTTGCAGGCTTGCCGATGCTCTTGCAGGCTACGCAGGCCAATATCTGTTCCGTCATAGGCTGGGTTTGTGACAATCGAAACGTCAGACAAAGACGCCTGCAGAATGGTTCGCAACGGTACGTCTCCGGTGTCGTCCCACTGTTCAACATCTGGATAAAAAGCAAAGCTCATTTTGTCCAGGTCGCCGCGCTTCATTTTTGGGACAATGGAGCGAACGTCTGGATCTTCCGGGTCAAGCTCGCTTTCCATATACAATCCGCGACTGTCCTCCCGAAGTGTCAAAGTTCCAGATCGAGTGCGGGCCAGCGGTAGCCCATCGTGATTGACCAGGAACACAACGTCGTCGCGGCCAATCGCGTCACGGAATGCGCCGGGGGCAATGACTTCGCGGAACATTCCGCAGATGTCAGCCTCTTCGTTGAACACAGCGGCATAGCCAGACACCTTGATTGCCTCGCCTTCCATTCTAATTTCAACCGGCTTTCCGGCTCTAAGTTCATACTTCATTGCCTGTTCCTTCTGTGGCCGGGGGTGTAATGGGCTGGGAGCCGAGCGGGACTGTGGCGCCCTGAATCATTAACTTGTTGCCCTCGTCCATGTCCGGGCGGTTCTCTTGTCTGCGGGCCTCGTTCGGTGTCAGCACGCCGTTCTGTATGCCGGATGCATAGCCGTCCATGCGGGTCTTGAAGTCACCGCGTAGTAGGCCGTCCAGGTTGAACTCGACATAAAATTCATTGTTTAGCTTGCCGAACAGCTTCAGGTTCATTTCCTGCTCGGTTTGCTCCACCCACCGCTTAATGGTGTGTTTAACGAAATGGAGATCCTGCTGCTCGGTATTGCTGAAAGTACCGTTGCTCAAGTCCTGAAGGAACGTCGGTGGCAAGGAATAGATTCGGGCGTACTCTTCGATCAAGAATCTCTTCAGCTCAACCAGTTGCGACTTCTCCGGGTCAATACCGATGCTCTTGATGTCGTGCCCGGTGGGTAAAGATAGCGCCAGGCGGTTTTCTTTAGCGGCTTTACGTATCGCACTTTGAAGGTCGTCCGATGCGCGCTTTAGAGCGGAACCTGATTCAAAGTTTCCGGTAATCACAAAGGGAGGTACGCCGCCGTTCTGGAATAGCTTTGAGCCGTACCGTGTGGCCGCTATGCCGAGCCCGATAGTGTCGGCGTTGGTCAAAATTGGACTGCGAGAGGTCATCATGTCGGGCCGCAAGCTAAACGGAATATCTATGATCTCGCTGGCTACATAGACAATTTCGCTTCTTCCCCGCTCTTTGTAGCGGTAAACCTTCCGGCCCCCGCGCATTTCGATCTTTACCATCTCGGGATTGAGTGGCCATAGATTAATGATTCGTCCTGCCGCGTTACTTTCGATAAATGTGACTGACCTTCCACCCGTAAATACCTGCTCATATGAATACTTCCGAGCATCGAAGCTGCTGGTTTCGTCGTTCCATGAGTCGTGCAGAATTCTGGCAAGCGGGCTATCGACTTTCTCCCTTCCGCTTTCTGTCTTTTGATACAGGTTCAGGGGTAGTCCTGCCATGGTGCCGCTAATAAAATTCACGGCCGCCCATATGGCTGGAACTCCCATGGCCTTATCGGTGGTGACCGTGATGCCTGACGCGCTCAGTCCGCCCGATACGTTCAGAAAATCAATGATGGCCTCGGAGGAAATAGGGACGCGCGGATCTTCAATGCCCGAACGCTCCTCTGGCGCTTTTCTATTTCGATTCCAGAAAGCCATAGTTAATCCAGTATTGAGAAGTTTTCGTTTTCCCAAGGGGAGGATGGCGACTGATCTTCGCCCTGAAGAATTGCACGGCTAAGGGCCATAATGGTTCCCACAACGCCATCGATCTTGGCTTCGGCGCGCTCTTTGTTGGGATAGATGTTGTCTTTTGCGTCGATCTTGGCCACAACGTTTGACACCATCCATGTGAGGACGGGGCAGTTGCCGTGGGCCAGCTTGCGCTCCAGAACCAGCTTCTCCATTTCTTTCATGGGCTCGCTGATGTTCTGCACGGTTTGGCGTACCTCAACCATCGTTAGGCCTTCGGCTTCCATCTCTTGAGCCAGCTGGGTGGCCTGCCAGGGATCGTATGCCACTTGTTCAAGATCGAAACGGCCGGCGAACTCGCGCAGGTCGTCCTTAATGACTTCGTATTCGATGACCTCGCCATCGGTAAGAGTCATCAGCCCCAGGCTGTTGAACTCCATGTAGCGGCTGGAGTTGCCGTCCATGTGCTCCAGAACCCGTGCTTCGGGCAGATAGTACCTGCCGTGCAGGTGCCAGTTCGGGTCACCATCAATCGGCGGGAACAGCAGCAGGGTGGCGGCCACGTCAATCTTGCTTGCAAGGTCCAGCCCCGCAATGCAGCGCCGGCCTTCAAGTTCCGCCAGCGTTTTGCGGGTAGGCTGGTACTGCCATTTCAGCATGTTCATCCACGCAGACTTGGCACCCACCCATTCGTTCAGGTGTTTCGTGCGAAACGTGGCTTGCTTGGATGCGGACTGCATGGCTTCGCGCTGGCGCGATACCAGGAAGTCACCGGAGATTGATATGCCATAGTTTGGGTTGGCTTTGCGCAGAACGTTTTCGTCTGTCCAGTCGTCACCCTTGTCGATCGTGTAGAGCATTGCCCATAGGTCATCACGTTGGATGGCACCTTCCAGCATGCGCTCGCAGTCACGCACCAGTTGATGGCAAGGCCCGCCAATACTGGAACCGGCCGTGGTGAGCACCAGCATGAGCGGCTGCTCACGAGCGCCCATGCCGGTTTCCATAGTGTCGAACAGGCTGGAGTCTTGGTGCTCGTGGTACTCATCAACGATGGCGCAGTTGGGAGACGGGCCGTCACCGGGCTTTCCGATCACCGGCTCGAACCGGCTGCCGTCTTCCACGCGGACCAGGTTGCCGGCGTTCACATCGATGCCGAAGTGTTCGCGCAGATCTGGTGTGCGCTCTGCCATTAGCTTGGCGGGCCTGAACACTTCCCACGCTTGCTTCTCAGTAGTTGCACCTGAGTAGACCTCGGCGCCGAACTCGTCATCGGCTGAGAACATGAACAGGCCCAGGCCGCCACCGATGATCGATTTGCCGTTCTTCCTTGGAACAAAAACCATGATGGTTCGGTAGCGCCGAGTCTTATCCTTCTTGCGAATCCACCCGAACGGTATGCACAGGGCGAACAGCTGCCAGGGTTCCAGCCTGATTGTCTCGCGCTTGCTGGCCCACTTGCCCTTGGTATGGGGCAGCAGCTGCATGAACTTGCCGGGCTTTTCCGCCAGCGCCGGATCAAACTTGTAGGGATAGGCCCGGGTGCGGCTGGATTTCTTGTCATTGAAGTGGCGCCTGCATGAAAGCTTTATCCAATTGCAGGCCGGGATCTTGCCGGCGATCACTTGCCGCGCGTAATCCTCCGCCTGTTTAACCAGCGGATACTTCTTTGCGGTCGTCATTACAGTCCAGCAAACGGGTTACCTTGGGGCTTTTTCTGAGCAGGGCCGGCAACTTTGGCGCGATCCGATGGCGTCATGCCGAACTTTCCGAGTAGTGTTTCCAGGCGAACCAGCTTGGCCGCAGTGAACTCCACCGGATCGAGCCGGAACTGATCGAGCAGGGCGCAGCATATCTCTAACGCAAACCGGTCCGCTTCCGTGATGACGTTCTTCGGCGAAGCTTTGACAAGCTCTTTCCAGATTTCTCGCTGAGCAGCCGAAAGGTGCAAAGGGCACGATTTCAGCTTGCCGGTATCTGGATCTTCACGCTCGCGCTGAGGGTCCTTATTGAAAGCTCCCTTCATTTTCAGCACGTTCGTGGGAGTGCGCGGTCTGGCCATTTCAAAACCTGAATTTTGCGGATGTAAAAAAGTGACTAACACAACGGTCTAGGTGATTGATGTTGTTAGAGATTTGGATACCCCCTCCCTTCTGAGCGTGGATGTCCAAAGCCTGAGTCCTCGCTGGCTGTCTTTTCTGAGTGGTGGCTGTGACATAGTGACTGGTAGTTAGACTCGTCCCAGAAAAGCTTCATGTCGCCTCTGTGTGGAATGATGTGATCCACGTCTGTTGCAGCTTTCACTCTGCCCTCTGCCTGGCAGTGAACGCACAACGGGTTACTTTTCAGAAAAAGAAGCCTGTACTTCTGCCACTTGTAGCCATAGCCACGCTGTGTGCTGCTGCCTCTGCGCTGGTCGTGCTCACGCTTGGGCTGTTCGGCTAATAGCTCATGCTTCTCGCAGTAGCGCTTACCTCGAACCAGGGCAGAACAGGCGGGTGCAGAGCAGGGCTTTAGCGGGCGCATTGCCATCAGACCTTTGCCTCGCGTTGATTAGGCTCACTCAAGCCCGCTTCCTTCGGCCTGCCTATCAAGCATTAACCGGTGTTTGTGCAACTCTTGCTCACGGTCGTCACGGCGCTTCTGAAAATATCGATCGCGTGTTTCCCTGCGCTTTTGAAAATAGAGGCCGGTAAAATAGGTGGCTAAGCCAATAATTCCGCCCACAAACATCATAATTTGGTTGAACGAGATTGCGCCCCAGGTAAACACGGCCCCATTCGCTGCGTATGAGACTGCTGGAGCGACGGATTCGATCTTTGTGTGTGCTGCTGAAGAAATCGATTGGACGGTATCTGGTAAGCTCACGACTACCCCTTGTTGACACTTTGAGTGAACTTACCGGAGACAGCTTTGGCAATGTCCCCCATGTGTGGTGCAGCAAAATAGAAGGCGAGAATCAGCATAACGGCGGGGTTCATATCCATTGCTGCATTCTTGGAAATGGTGCCAACGGCGTTGATTTTGTCGGCGGTGATGGTTCCATCGGAATTTGTGAACACGGCAGCCATGCCGCAGGCGATCGAAATCAGGTACATGCCCAGCCAGACGCTAGTGATCGTAAGTGAAATTAAGCGGCGAGCGAGGTTTTGGCCCTGTGTTGCGGCCATCCACTGAACGACCATGTCGCGGGCTTCTGATCTATCCTTGGCAGCATCCCCGGCTTTTTCCTCGTCGGTATACACCAGGGAATCAAGGCCATTGGTTACGCCGTCAACGATGCCAGACAGCGCTTTTTCGGTGCCGAATAGTTTACCGAAGAAGCTCATACCTCACCTGACCTCATTATTTCTGCAAGCTCTGTCGCCCTATTGCCAACTTGCTTTCGCCAAGTGGAATCCAGCATTTCCCGCGCCGCTGCCGCGTAATCTTTACGACCAATGGCTGCCCACATTCGTTTGAATTGCATCACACCTCTAAATCCCATGTTTACCGTCATATTTGCGATGACGGTCTGGCGAATTCGGTCTAGGTCCATGTACTCATCAACCATGTTCAGGTCTCGCTCTACTCGCTCAATGTCAGCGGCAAGCATGTAATCGGCTTCTTCACGGGTGATGCCCACGTCGTCCAGGTTTCGGCCATAGCCGATGGTATTAACTCCAACTGTGTCTTTGTACACGCGCAGCCGCAGCCCTTCATGGCGCTCCAACTGTGATCTGAGCAGATCGCGATCCATAGGGGGCTCCGGGAATAGGGTGCCCGCCGATTTATGGCGTACCGACTAACCTGACTTTCAGGGTCCGTAGAGGCTTGGCGGGCAAAAGGCTGTAAAAAAACCCTCACATGGAGGGCAAAGGTGCGGCGTAGCGACCGCGAGAATGGGCGCCCATCCCGGCGTAGATTAATCAAGTGGCTGGGGAGGACTTCCAGCGCGTCCGCTGGCTTTATGTTGTGTTCGCGCATAAAAAAACCCGCTAGGTGGTGCCTGCGGGCTTCGGGGAAAACTTTAAGTAAGTAGCAGGATGATACTGTCAGATCAGAAAACTGTCAATACATACAGGCTGGATGGGTTTACAGCATTACGCGGCCTTCCTGAACCCCTCCTGACTTTCGGACAGCCAGCCTTCCATCCGTGTGTACCCGTCCACAATTCGCTGCCTGAACGTGGCCACTGTGCAGCCCAACGTATCCGCGCACCGTTTATCATCCCATAATATCTCAATCCTGCGCTCTGGCACGAACGGATCAATGGCTACTTTTGTGCGGCCGCGGTAGGTTTGATTGCACACCACGGCGTCGTGCTGGCGATCTGACAAGCTGCGCAGAAGGTAGCAGGCCATGAGGTGGGTATCGCTGAACCGCTTCATTCGATCAATCTTGCCGGCTAATTTGCAGAATCCGCTAAAGCCCGACGAACGCGGTATCTCGCCCCTGAAATCCACCAGCGCACCGATGACGCTGCGTGACTCCCGCGCTATGTCAGCGTTATCAGACAGCCCAACGTCGATGTACATTTCGACGCAAGCCATCGCCTGGCGCCTGAGTATGA